AGTGCCTGTAACGGTCATGGTGTCAAGGGATCCGACGGTGCTTGAGATCGGCATAAATGACGAGATCATCATGTTGGAAATCGTGTAGATCGGGTTTCCGGGTGCGGCAACGCCGCTGTCTGGTGCAACGATGACAGTGGTGTCGCCGTCGCCGACAACATCTGACAAATACTTTTCAACTGACGTTGCGCCGTATTCAAGCAAGATTGTTGCCGAGACACTTACGGTTTGGAGGCCCGCCACGAACTTGTGGCCCGTAGCACCCATGACGGTCGCTTCGAGGCTGTCGAAGCCTGCTTCAAGCGTGATTGAGGAGCAGTTCAAACTGATGTTGTTGGCTCCGATGGTGATTTGTCCTGAGCCTTGGTAAACGATTGCCATGATGTTTTTCCTTTGTTAGTTAGCGTGTCGCTGTGAGTTTGATGGTTAGGTCGTAACAGGGGAGGTCTTGCGACCCGATTGTTGCGATGGATGGTTGGCCCGAGATGACTGCAATGTTTGATCCGAGGATCGTGTCAACGACGCCAAGGATGTAGTCGGTTGAGTCTTGGTTGCCGGGTGGCGCACCAAGGATTCGAATAGTGATTGTGACGTCGGAAACTTTGGATGTTGGGTTTGCACCGAACGATTCAAACGACGGCAACTCAATAAATACGGTGAGCGGTCGTGCGTTGCGTGGATCGGTGACGGGTTTGAGTCCGAGCGCGGTGAGTGATGCGGCGACCGTGTTGATCGCATCTGTAAAAATGCCAGCCATGTTAAGCGCACTGCGATCTCTTAACGCCAAGCAACTGGTTGACGCGACCAAGAGTCATCAACGGTGGTCCGCTCATGTCTTGGAACGATGCGTAACTGTCTCCCGTAGTACCGCGTTCACGGTAAAGCCCTGCGGCGTAAAGCGTGGTTCCCAATAGCACTGAGCCATCAGGGACGGTCGTGAGACTGTCGTGGTAACCCGCTTGCACTCGACGCCTAAAGCACCATGCGTTTGCAGCTGCGACACAGGTTGTGAGAAACGCTGTGTCGTTGGCAGTTGCGGACGAGATACCGAGAAACTCTTGAACGGCGGCCACAGTGGTCCAAGTACAAGTCAAAGTCCAAGTTAAAGTTCCAAACGGATCGGCTGCAGATCGTTCTAGATCGTCGCCAACATCTTGAAACATCAACTGGTTAACAATGATTTCGTTTTCGTTGTAAAGCAGGTCGCCTGCTTCGTTGACACCAGCAAACAAGTTGACTGGTACAGCGATAACAATGTAGGTGCCGTTGAGGCCGTGTCCAAGTCCTGTCAGTGTGATTGTCTGACCGATTGTGATGTCGGTTGTTTCGAGGGTCTGCACCACAGCAACATCATCTAGACGCTGGTGGTGCGTCACGCTAAATGTGGCCATGGTGCAAACTCTCTCTTAGTCAGTCGGATCAGAACGTGAACTTAACGAACTTGCTTGAGTCAATCATCAAAGCGGCGAAGTAGCCACGGAATGCGATTGTGCGTGACAAGGTGGACGGGTTGTCCAACGAGATTGCGCCCTTCTGCTGTTCAAACAGTTCGTAACCCGATGCGTCACCGACGATGGCGGTGCCTGATGCGAAGTTGCGGTCAACTACAACTGACAAACCAAAAGCGTTTCCGTTGGCTTGACCGGGTGCAAGATTACCGAATGCGTTCATCGGTCCGATCTGTGGGAACAACGGACGATTGCTCGAATCCGAAAGACCGAGAAGATTTCCCCAGATTCCGGGTGCGAGAAAAAGATGGGTCGGCAAGTTGCCATTTGACGAAGTAAGGATCGTTGCTGCAGCTTCAGCAATTTCAACGGCCCAAACTTCAGGATTGTCAAGGTCGGCAGCGGCAAACGCTTGAGTCGTGGTTGCGCCAGCGACCAAAGTGTCGGCTGCGTAGTTGTCGGTGGCGTTTGCGTAGATACGGCCCATGTCGTCAAGCAAGATTGACAAGATCGCGGGATCGGTCCAGTCCAGATCGGCTTCGGAGATGTTCACGTAGCCACCGAAAATTTGTTTTGTGACTTGGTTTGAACTCACAACGAAAGTGCCTGACTGGTTGCTCATTTCGGCGAGGCTTGCACCAATGCTTGTGTGGGTCGTGACTTCGGGTCGAATGAAGATCTTTCCGCCACCGGGCATGGACTTGGCACCGACTGCGTCAACGACTGGACGGCGACCGACGAAGTTGTTGTAGACGGGCCCAAGGATTGGGGTTGGGAGTACACCGGGCGTGTCGCTGGTGACAACATCGGGAGCTGCAGCGCGCAATGCTTCGTGCATACGTTCCCAAGCGGTTCCGCCTGCAATGGCTGCACTCAAGTATTCGACTGCGGTTGGCAGTTTTGCGTCGCGCTTTACAGCGGTTGCGTAAATTGGTTGAGTCGCAACAGCGGCTTCAACGGTTGTGGGTTCTGACATGGTTTCATCCTCCTCGGATGGTGTTGGGGTTGTTTCTGTTGGGATTTCGGTTTCGTCGGGTTCGGTCTCATCGGGTGATGAGGCGGCGACTGAATAAATCTGTGCGTCAGCGTAAGCGGGCTGGGTGACGACCGACAGTTCTACAAATCTTGCTTGAGAGACCTCTAGCGTGCCGTCTGAGAGCCTCTTGAACTTGGTGGGGATTGCGCCCACGGAAACGCTGTCTAGTGCACCATCGGCGAGCAGTGCGAGAGCGTCGTCAGCTGCTCGAGTTGCGCTGAGTTTGGCGACGAACATCATGCCCTCGCTGGTGGACACTCTCTCGGTGACGCGACCGATGACGCGCGTGTCGTCGTGGTATTCCAAGAGTTTGGGCATTGGGCCATCTTCGGGAAGTGAGCCTTCAAGGAAGATCACACTCTCACCACCACTCAATTGCGCTTTGACATTCCAAGGAACTGCAAGGCCCGTGATCTGACGGGTTGGTTCACCGTCGGCTGATGCGTCCAGTGTGATCTGTTGCGCTGTTAATTGGATCATGAGTATTCTTCCTCGCGGTTTCCAGATTCGTAAGCGGGTTCGCGCTCAACATTCCCTAGATCGTTTTCGTACATGTAGTCAGAAACATCAAATTTGACGTATCGTCCGCGTGGCAAAAGTTGATTCATGCTGAGTGTCTGCTCAATTGCGTCCAAGTATTGTTTGGTGCCAAAAAGGTAAAGATCTTGGCGTGCTTGTTGCGCGTTCTGGTATGTGTAACCCTGAACGCCAATACCAAGAAGGTATGCGGGAATTCCAGCGGCACGCGACAGTTCTAACGACTGGAATTGACGCGACTCAATCAGTTGCAGTTTGTTCGGGTCACTGGAAAACTCTTTAAAAGTCACGACGCTGTTAAGTGCGCCGATGGCACCAACTTGTCGAGCGTTGCGCCAAGCGGCGGCAAGTTCCGAAAGGTCCTCGGCTGACATTGGTTCGGATGCGTCGGTCTGCTGAAGCCACCCGGCAGCAATCTCGTTAACAGCAAAACGGTCAGCTGCTTGCTGAAGTTTAAGGGCCGTCATAATTGCGCGGTTGCCTGTATAAAGCAGACCTTGAGTCGGTGCCAAGAATTGCACAACATCTTCGGTTGCTAATGGGTAACCGTTAAATTCAACTTGGTCGGACGGCCCAAACCATTGAGGTCCTGCTTGGTCCATGGTTGTCACCATTGCGGCAGGTAACCACTGGAACGAAAGCGGACGACCTGTAGCAGTTGAGCGACTGGTGATATACCAGAACCCGCGACCGTGAAGCATAAGATCCGTGACAAGTTGAGAAAAAATGAAGTTGCGCGTGACCTTGGGATCGGGCTGATCCATCCACTGCTCATTAGGCAAAAATAGTTCTTCGTACTCAGAGCCAGTCCATTGCGTCGTGTAATGCTTCAATTCTAAGCAGCCGACCATAGACGCGATCATTTGAACGGACCGGGCAACAGTAGGCACAGAGAGGGCCAGTTCTTGCGACGCCCCGACGGAGTACGTATAGAACTGACCCACCTGTGCGGCAGAACCTGCTGCAGCCTGTACGGGAGCAGACGCAAACGCGGGGGTTGCGTTAACTTTTTTGCTACCGAAAAGAGCCATCACTTGCGAGTCTCTCACACTTTTTGATCTGTGTTAAGTACCCTCAGCCAAAAGCGAAAGCGGCACGCGACGACCGAACTGGACGGCCTGCCTCAGCAGCTGCGAACACCATGCAACGCGCCAAAGTGATTGCGCCGGGTGACTTCTGTGAACTAAGCGGTGCGCCGTCATCAACTTTGACCATGACCGCCCGAGTGACATGCTCCGCTAACGCAACCTCGCCAGTGTGATGCAATTTGTCCTCAATAATCATTCCGCGACAAATCGGTGTTGCCGCTTTAAGTTCCCGATAGCCAACTGGTTGAGTACGACGCAAAAGATCGGGGGGAGTCAACGGATGCAAAGTCGGGTTAATTCGCAACTGAATATCTCGGTCCTGCATCACCCGATTAACCTCAGCCCACATTTGCGACTGTGAATCAACCACAAACTCAGTAGTCACAATGACACCGCCCTCATGCTGGACCGCTCGAACACCGCAATACAAAGTGTCGTTGTCCAACGAATTGTCAATAGCCAAAATACCGCCAGCGGGCATCGGCACCCTAGACAACCGTTCCGCCCACATACCAAACGGTAGCCATGAATCAGTAGACGCAATCCAAAGGTTGCCATGGGCGCGAAGCCACGCGCCACGGTCAGGACCAGCAAACGCCTTTTCTAAA